ACCGCATTCTGGGTAATAAATTCAGTCCCGGCAGTATAAAAGTTTTTCATGGTATTGATAACCTTATCCCAATAAGTCGGCAACTCAATCAACTTATTAATTAAATCAGTAAAATCTTTTAGAATATGGGTAAGAAAATCTTCTAAGCGCGGATCCGCAATCCAAGCATTAAGCGTGGCAATAAACGGTTGCACTGCCACTGCCAGACTTTCACCCACCCGCTCTTTTAAATTAGTCCATTCAATGCCTAAAATCTTCAATTGCGTACTCGTGGTTTTTGCCATGGCTTCAGCGGAATTAGCGGTACGCTTATGCAATAAATCTAAAGCCTCCTCGACTGATACGCCATCTTTAACTTCAATGCCGAACTCTTTCAAGACGCGCGTAGCGCCCGCATGCACTTTGGTTATAGCCGCTGCCGATTCAGTTAAATCCCTGCCAGAGAAGGCTGATAAATCCATGGCCAGTTTTAAATCTTCCTGCGCCTGCTTAACATCGCCGGACACCTGAAATAACTTGGCAAAAGCCACTGATGCCTCTTCATCATCAAACCCCAATTGAATCGCCGCCGTGCCGGTCGCCATCATCTGCATCTGCAAAAATTTCAGCATATCCGTTCCCTTGCCCGCTTCCTTTTGTAAAGTAGCCAATTGATTCTTGGATAAATTACCAAAAGAATTAATCAAGGCTTGATTGCCAATGACTAATTCTTTCTCCGCTTCCGCGAAAGCATGTAATGACTCTACGCCAAAGGCGGCGATTGCCCCCCCGGCCGCAGCCAAAGCCACGGCCGCTGTCTTAGCTAAAGAAACTAAAGTCCCGCCGAGCGATCCTAACTTGCCGCCGATATTCGACAAGACGCCGGAAGCATTATCTTCGGCGGTTATTTTTATCTTGATGTCATCTGTGCTTGCCATCTTTCTTCTTCAATTAAATTAATTATCTCTTCTAAAACCAGATTATTATAATCTTCACATAACTGGCGCGGAGTAATTTTTAACACATAGCAAATCGTTGCTATCTGTTTCATTTTTTTTTACTTGTCTGCGATAACACGGTAATCTCATCCACCATGAACTTGACATCCTCCTGTTTCAAAAAGCCCATGTTCTCCTTCGTGATTTCTAAAGCCTTCTCCGCTTCATCCGTAAAATTCCAGCTCTTAATGAACTTCGGCAATAAATCCAGTGTCAATTTAATCTGATTATTCTCCTTGAAATCAACGTTAGCCATATCCGCCACCAACAGGGAATCATAAATTTCAACTTTACTTCCCGGGTAAGATGGCAACTCAATGGTCTTGGTTGATCTGATGTCGTATAGTTTTGGCATATTAGTAACTTGCTACGGTGTTAGTTAAAGTGCAACTATTAACAATGTTAGTAGTTGTCATATCGTATAAAGCATGAAAGGTAATCTTCTGAGTCACCAATTCATCATTCGGCCTGACCGCTTCCCAACCTTCAAAATGCACGCGCGATAAATCGAGCGTAAAAGTCGGGTTGCCGGTGCCGGTGCCGATGGTCACATCCGAATTGACTAACTTAATTTCCAAAGCCTTATAACTGCCATCCAGCATGTACTGGCGATAAGTCTGGTCATCCAACTGCAATTCCAGGTCGCCGTCAATCTCAAATTTGGTGTTAATAATATCATCCGGCCAGACAGTCCCTAAAATATTGTGCATGATGGTATTTTTAGAGATGCGCAATTTTAAAGACTTAACGCTGAGTGCCGAAGCCGCTGCCAAAGCGCCGGCGGTGGCCGCAATCTTAATTGCAGCATGCCTGCCTAAAAATTTATTCTCAGCCGTATAAGCTGTTGCCGGGGCCGCTATTTGCCGCCCGGTGCGCGACTTCCAAGAACTTGAAAATTTAGCCACATCTTCCGGAGTGATGTTAATCTCCAACTTATCCAGCATAGCGAGAGAATAACGGTCAGTGCGATCCGGGTCCATGATGGTAATGGTTAAACTGTCATGCTGGTTGTCTGCCTGTAAGGTGTAGGTGTGGGTATAAACTCCAGCTGTAGGTCCCGATGGTGTATCAGTGCCAAAAACCGCTAACAGAATGATGCCGAACTCCTGATCAAAGACATCGCCTTCAATCGTTCCTTCCGCCCACTCGATAACTTTTGGCGCATAGACACCAGCTCCGCCGATATTGCCGTAATTTAATTTTGATTCGTTTTTAGTCGCCCGATCAAAAAAGGCCACTGAGGATTTAGGAATCCACCAGACAGGTGCTACGGCAGTACCTCTGACGGTTTCCTTTCCCAATCCTACATTTACAAGACGCCCAATGTATTTGCTCATAAATTTATATTTAATAATTAACTTATTGAAAAAACATCAACATCAACTTCGCATTTTATCTTTATCTCCGCCCCTCGATACCAAGTCTCGCGCTCGCTATACATCCAAGCCGAAGGCGTAGCCTGTACCATGATCATGGTGTAACCGGTCGGCAAGGATAGTGCCGCGCCCGGACTGCCCACGCCCAAAGTGAAATATTTGTCGAAGTCATCGCAAATTGAATCTACCACTTCCGTCAAAACATTTTCAGCGGTCTGCGCGGTGCGTGGCGCGCTGCGCTTTACCCAGACAGTCAGATTAAAAGCGTAAATGCGCCGGTTTTCTTTTGTCGAACGATAATCCGATTCGCTGGATGAGGGTGTAATCGTCACTACCGGATCACCGCCAAACGTTTCTTCTTCATAATCATAAACCTCGGTCACCAACGTATTGGCCGCCACAATCGCTTTTATTTTGTTTTTTAAATTTTGCCACATAAAGCGTAAAATTAATTGAAATGCTATCTTTGCCCACCTTGCCCTCTAATCCACTCCTGTGAGCCGTTTAGAGCGTAAAATGACCACTATTTTATAGCATTATTGACCTCTGTTTGCGCCATTTGCTGAATTTCCTGATCGGCATTAGCAATCCCCCGTTTCATGAAAGGATTGCGCTGATGCACGAAAGGCGCATACTTGACTGTCGGCATAATTGAACCCCAAGTCGGATGCAATTCCATACCCTCGCCGGAACCGAATGAACCGCCTTTGTAACCGCCGCCGCCAATCGAGGCGCGCAAGCGACCAGTTCTGACCGGGGCCGCAATCTTGGCATAACGCTCCACCAAGAAAATTGCTTTTTTAATGATCGTCTCCACACACTTGGCTGTCTTTTTTGCCCGCTGTTCAAAGTTGCCTTGCACCTTGTTCAAGCCGTCAATTTTAATATCGTAGGCAAACATATTATTTCTGTGTTAAGTATACCTCGTAATAATCCATCGCACCATGCTGCCAGCGAGTCACCCCGCCCGCGCGCACGGTATAGATATTGCCTGACTCATCTTTCAACTGGTCGTTCTCCTGAATATCAGTGCCGCCATCCACATAGATAACATAATTCTTACCAGTTATGCCGGTCGCCATTTGATAATTCTCCCTGCCTTGCGGCTGAAGATGCCCCAACGCCGCCGTGACGGTCGTCAACGCAATCTTAGTGGAAGATCCGGCGACCGGCGACAATCTGGCTATTATAACCTTTTGGTTGGCTAGATGCGTCAATTTCATAAAGTAATTGCCCGATATTGATTTAAAATTTCTTTAATTCCTAAACTCTCAATCTTCTCATCCGTCTGCCGGTAATCGATGCGGTAGGAACCAAGAGTCTCACCGGATACTTGCCCGCCGCGCAAACCTTCATTTATTATTTTAGCAGCTAATTGTATGGCTGCCAATTTAACAGGATCAGGAATAGTAACATAACCAAAGACTCCGGTAACTTTGACCGCCCTTTGCCAATCCGGCCAAAGCGCATACTGTCCGCCAATGGCAATATGCAAACTGTTCTTGATCGTCTCGTTATAGGGATATTCAAAATAGTCGGTATCTTTTGCTAAGGTCGCCATATCCGCGCCATCGGTATCCAAGATTTTAACTTCAGTGATTGCGGAAAAATCTCCGACCACTAAAACATCATTGCCGCTGCCATCAAAGTAACGTGTACCGGCCGCCGCATTAGCAAAGTCGGTGCCGCAATAATTATCGATGTAGGCCTCCACTTGCGCGATAACCGAAGTGATCCAAGTTGAAAAACTGGCATCGATATCCTGTAAGATATAATTTTGTAGGTCTCCCTGGGTTAAGTAGGCCATAATTTTAAAATAATTTTTTAGTATAGGTATCAGTTTTAGAACTGAATTGATTTCTTTTAATTTTATAAATGTCCGTTTTAGAATTGAACTCATCCAACTTCTTTTTATAGATATCTTCTTTCTCCACATAAATCCGATGCTCCGGACTAGGTGAGGGACTGACAGAAGGACTGACAGAAGGACTAACCGAGGCGGAAGGCGACTGTGACGGTGAAATGCTCGGACTCTTGCTAGGACTAATACTCGGAGATATACTCGGGCTCTCTGACGGACTAGCGCTGGGTGACTTGCTGGGACTAATTGACGGACTGATAGACGGCGAGATACTTGCACTCGGTGACTGTGAGGGACTAATTGAAGGACTCTTGCTGGGGCTGATTGAGGCGCTCGGACTAACGGATGGACTAATTGAGGGTGAGGCGCTCGGACTAACACTCGCGCTCGGTGATTGACTGGGACTCACTGATGGGCTTTGACTGGGACTAATCGAAGCGCTCGGCGAAACCGATGGACTAATTGACGGCGACTGACTCGGACTAATGGATGCTGAAGGGCTGATTGAAGGCGAAATGCTAGGACTGGCGCTAGGGCTTTTAGAAGGTGACACGCTTGGACTGATTGAAGCGGATGGTGATTGCGAAGGCGAAATGCTAGGACTGGCGCTGGGACTCTTCGATGCCGAAGGGGAAACACTAGGACTGGCGCTAGGACTGATAGATGGTGATTTACTGGGACTGGCTGAAGGGGAAATTGAAGGCGATGCCGAAACTGAAGGCGACTGCGAAGGACTAATACTAGGGGAAATACTAGGACTCTTAGACGCGCTCGGCGATACTGACGGCGAGGCACTCGGACTAACAGAGGGTGACTTGCTTGGTGATATACTCGGGCTAATAGAAGGTGAAGTGCTGACCACACCGCTGGGACTAGGTGACACTGATGGACTGGCCGAAGGGGATGCGCTGGGCGAGATGCTGGCCGAGGGACTAACTGAAGGACTTATCGAAGGCGACTGTGAGGGCGAAATACTGGCAGATGGCGACACACTTGGTGAAATGCTGGGTGAGATACTAGGCGAAATACTGGCACTCGGACTAACTGACGGTGAAATACTGGGTGATATCGATGGTGACTTCGAAGGGGAAATCGAGGGACTGGCGCTGGGTGAAAAACTCGGTGAAATACTAGGGGATATTGAAGCACTAGGTGATATTGAGGGGCTGATACTCGGTGAGGCCGAAGGTGATTGACTAGGTGATATCGATGGACTGATACTTGCCGAAGGTGATACTGATGGGGAAATACTCGGACTCGCACTCGGTGACTGCGATGGGGATATAGAAGGACTAATCGAAGCCGATGGCGAGATGCTGGGACTGATAGACGGAGATTTGCTAGGAGATATACTTGCGCTCGGACTGACACTCGGACTGATACTGGGTGACTTACTGGGACTGACACTAGGAGAAATCGAAGGGGACTTAGATGCAGATGGTGATACGCTTGGACTCTTGCTAGGTGATACGCTTGGACTCTTGCTAGGTGATACGCTTGGACTCTTGCTAGGTGACTTACTGGGACTGACACTAGGAGAAATCGAAGGGGACTTAGATGCCGAAGGACTTACCGAGGGTGAGATAGATGGTGATTTACTGGCGCTGGGCGATACACTGGAACTAGGCGACTGCGATGGCGAGATAGACGGGGAAATTGAGGGTGAGGTTGAACCTACCTGTTGCTTCCAGGTAGTAACTATACAATCCCAAGTGCTAGTTGTTGTTGTCATTAAACCGTGAACTGCTGTTGTCGCTGAAACAATTTTACTTGATATGCCAACTCCTGCTGGATCCGTTGAATGAGTCTGAGTCAAATTAGTATAACCAGAACCAAGTGACATTGAATCTGAGTTCAAAGTATTATAGCCGTGAGTCATTACCATTTCATCTGCCTGAGAAAGTGTTGCAGTTGCACCAGAATCCATTGAAGTTCCTGAACCTCCAGCGTTAGCTGACTTATCAAAGGGCGCTGAAGTATTATGGCCAGTCCACTCCTCAACTATTATTACGCCATCAACACCACCACCATTATCGGTAACCGTAACTTTATTACTATCAGTCGTATGCGTATTTAGTGCATACCAAACTTCGCAATCAACTCCAGGTCCGGCATCAGTATATCTGACAGCTCTGACATAGGTATTACCAGCCGTATCAGTCGGAGTATTACAAGTAGTTGTTTCAATGCCTTTGTGAACAGTAACTATAATCAAACTAGGGTTAGTCAAAGCACTACCAAAAGCTGCAGACTGGACTGAAGAAGCATAAGCATTATCTACACCAACCGATGATTGTATTCTTGCTAAGGCCATTATAATTTATTGCGGTCTTCCTCTGTCCAGCCGGCTACCGGCCAAAATTTGTCAACGAGCCAACTAAGCGGATGGATGGCTTGCGGCCATTTATTCTCCCAAAATAATGCTTTAACGTTATGTTTAGTCTGCTGTTGTTCATTGCCTGATACAGGCCAGGGGAAGCCAAATTTATCTTTAGTTCTAAAAAGGTGGGCGTACCAAGTATGGTGATTGCAAATTACCCGCCCGCCCGACAGCCAAGTTTTACAAGCGACTTCAATTCCTTGGTTGCCCCAACTGCCTAACTTCTCATCGCAAATCTCTAACTCCCAATACTTTGCGCGCGTACACATAAAGCACGAACCCTGCAAACTCATCGTCTCGGTAAATCCGGTATCGGCATTATCTTTAATATACTGTTCACGATGCTTCCAATCTTCAAAATAGGTAAAGCGCGGTTCGGCATTAAAACAATAACTGGTACTCTGCGGATTATGCTTGCCGATCCACAACATCTTCATCTTAATCTTATCTCCCTTGCCGCAAGCGTCGCAGACTGTCGGTTTATTATCCTGATACCATTTTTTGCCGCAATGAAAGCACTTCCAATCGAAGGCCCAGAGATTGCGCATAATCGGCACCATGGTGACGTCATCGCCCACTTGGGCAAACCCTTCAATCATCTTACGGTCAAATCCCTGATCCAAAGCGCAATGCGCATCCAACTTCATCACATACTTTGCCCGGCTTAAACTGACACCGATATTCGTAGCCGCTCTCTGCCCGACACTCTTTGACAAGTAAATAATATTGACATCGGGATATTGCGGTATCGGTTCTTCCGGCAAGGAGCCATCCAAGACAACAATAACTTCCGTCTCTGCTTCTTTATTTTTTAAAATATCATCAATTGTATTCCGCAAAAATTGTTCATTTCTGGCTGGAATAATAATGCTAAGCAACATTTTTTTTGGTGATTAATGCTGGTATTTTAACTATCCCCAACTTCAAGCAGCAATCCATCCGGTGATTTCCGTCTCTGATAAAATATTTGGTGTCCGTTTCTTTCAGCCAAACCCTTGTGCGCAAACCATTCTTTTTTATATCATCCAGCAAACCATCACGCTCAGTATTGACTGTCGGTTTTTGAATATCATTAATGTGAATTGTCCGTTTGCTAAGCATCATAATTTTTATTTAAAACCTCGGCCATCGTTCCCCAATAAGGCAATTCATAACAGCGCTTCCGGCCGCGTCTATTTTTAGTAAAGTTCTGCTCGTGCCTGATATCGATATTGGGAATTTTAGTCTGCCAAGTTGCTCCCTGATATTGCTCAATATAATCTTTAAGTTTGGCTTTAATATGCCTGACTGATTTGCCGGATGCTAAGCGCATCGCGTGATCATAATCCATATGTCCAGCCTCGCCAATGCGACCACTCGGGTGTTTAATCATCCACGCCGGATCGCCCATCATCTCGATACGCGCCTGCGTGGTTTTAACCATCATGTCAGTAGTGCAGATTAACTGCGAATTAGCCTTACGCCCGGGGAAGATTGAAAACATGCCATTGCATTCCGGATGCCCGGCGCTATACAACTGCATCAGCCAGACATTCTCATTATACCAAGACAGGTTGTCGTTCGGGGGAATAAAAGAAAAATGTTCAGGGGAGTAAAGGCAATCATGTTCGGCAATGGCAATATACTTTGTCTTGACAATCTCCAACGCCTTCATCATCTGAATATTGATTGTTAAACTATTCCTAGGCAATACGCCGACACAGATGTTCGTGCCAAAATCAATAGGTTGGTGCGATACGGAAATCAAAGGCAAGTCGCCAATCGATTGCAAAATATTTTTTTGGCATAACCGGTAAATCTTCTCATCCAATTGATTATCGGTTAGATAAATAACGGTCGTGTTCATTGTTTTATAAAAAACCAACTGCGATGGCGCTCCCTGACTTCGCCCGGCGCATGCCGGCGCTTACTGCCACAAACATACCAAGTCTCGATATTAAACCAAGCGATATAGGCATGCAGAATGGGGGCCACGGCGCAGATATCTTTTTGCACCGGCGTGAAATAATCATGCCCCGATACGATGCCGCCCTTGCGAACCTTTTTTGTCCATTCGTAAATATCCTCAGCCACATATCTAAACTCGTGATTGCCATCGATATAAACAAAATCCAAACTGTTATCTGCAAAATCCGCAAGCGCCTCCATTGATGTCTTATGGACAATGGTGCAATTCTGATATTTGCCTAATCGCTGCCAAGCATCTGCTTTTATTTTATCCATCTTGGCCTGACCATGCTGATACCGCCAGTTCGGACAATGTATCCAAGGGTCAATTGAATAAACCTGCAAACCGGCCTGACAAAGTTCCTCGCTGAAATAACCGCGCTCAACGCCAATCTCGGCGCCGACTTTAAATCCCATCTCGACAAAGAACTGCGGCAAATCACAGCGCTGACAATCCGGTATCTCTATTCTGCCTCCTGTTTGTTTAATGCCATCAATTAATTTCATATTATTCTTCCCTCCATTCTTTAATTATATCACTGGCCTGTCCCCACTTAGGCAGAGAATAACACTGCAAGGGCCAAGGCCGCTTCCAACGAATAATGCGATCCCCGACTAACCCGCGCGTATGGTGAAAGCACAGGATCGGCTCGATAGTGTAAAAGGACACGCAATCTAACATAAATTTGGTAGTCTGACCATCAAAATATTTGACCGGCTCCATGCAATCGAGCAATTTTTGTCGTGGAGCAATAAATAAAGGGTTGTCCGGATGCGGTGAGTGATAATAAAAAGGATTAGCTCGCAACCATTCATTTATTGACCAGCGACTGTAATTATAGGAAAATTTATTCAAGGGCGGGCGAAAAGAATTAAAATGCTCAGCCGGATAAAGACAATCATCATCCACTTCCGCGATATAGGTAGTGGTAGCCAGCTGCACTGCCCGCTGCAACTGAGTGTAGATATTATGTATCCGCGATACCTGATCCTCGGCCGGTTCTTCCTGATAAAGATACTGGGTATTAGGTCGCTCCCAATCAATCTTCTCTTTTGACACGATTATCAAAGGGCGGTCGCCAATCGCTGCGCATAAAGTTTTTTTATAAAACTCCTGCCAATGCTTCGGCGGTTTATTTAAGGTTAACAGAATGACGGTTAAATCATCTGGCAAAATTGGTTCACTGTACCACCTCGGTCTCCACAAAGGCATAGGTTTTATTTACCATGAAAATAATAAGCTCTTAATTTCTTGCCATCCCCCCAGTAAGGCAACTCCGGAATCGGTGTGCGGTCGGAATGCGTATAATACCGCAAGCCGCGATGGGTTTTAAAACTAACTAAGGGCGCGGGCGGTGTCCAGCGCAGAAATTCGTTAAAAATGTCAACTTGCTTATGTCTCTCCTTCGGAAAATTCATCTCTTCCACTGACCAGTCCGGCGCGCCGGCAAATAACTTTTCTAAGGTCGCCAAGTAATAATCACGCCCGACAATCTGGCCTAAGGTCGAACCTTCCTTTTTATAAAAGAAGTAATCCCGCGCATCCGGCATGATATAAACTTGGTCTGCCCGATAACAGATATCCTGCCGCTCCGGTACGAAATCAAAGTAATGCTCCGGGTAAAGACAATCCGCTTCCGCCATGATTACGAAATCGGTGGTTATCTCGCGCAAACCAATCAATATCTGCTTGAAATAATTAAACCCCGATGCTCCCACATCACCGACACAGATGTTCTTATGCCAAACTCCTATTCCTAAATCTAGAGGTTGCTGGGTAACGCTGACAATCGGCAAACCATTGTGGACTGCCAATAAATTATCAATGATCCTTTTTTCAAAGTCCGGTTTTTCACGATTACTGCTGCAATAAAGAATAGTGGTGCTCATAAATCAAAATGCTTTAATATTATTCTGTAATGTTCTTTATTTGTTTTTAAAAATCCTACTTTTTTATATAATTCCTTGGCTGCTTCATTATAGTCATTGACGATCAACTCAATCGAATCAATATTATATTCCTTAGCCACTTCAATCGCCTTAGTCATCAAGGCCGTGCCAATCCCCCGGCGCCGCTGATTTTTATCTACCTCGACACTGTCAATCACCATGATCCAAGCCTGCCCGTTATTATAAATTGTGCCTAAACAACTGCCGTAGGGGACTGAAATTTTGATTTGCATTGTTTTAATATGTTTGTAATGTGGCTAATATCGTCAAGGCTTAACTTGGGATGAAGGGGCAGATAAAGATACTGCGATTCGAGTTTGTCCATGTTCGGCAAGACTTGCCGGCCGCCAAAAACTTTAAAAACATCATTACGCATCTGTACCAAATCGCATTCTATCTCGTGCGCGCGCAAGCATTCCATTACTTCATCGCGATGATCGGTTAGAATGGCGAATAACCAGTAAGCACCGCCATAAATTTTGCTATCGGTAATCTCTGCGGCATAAGCATTACACAGGTTAATGCGATGCAAGCGACTCTCATTAGAATGCTTCAATCCGACTAATCCCAAAGCCGCGGCCATGTCGTTCATGTGAAACTTATAACCCGGCTCGTCAATATCCAGCGCCATTTTATGATTGACCTGCCATTGCCAATTAGCTTGCTTCTTGGCCTCCCGGTCAATCCCGAACCAGCGTAACTTTTTGGCTCGCTGATATTCTGTCTCGTTCCTAACCACTAACATGCCGCCATCACCGGTCGTAAAATGCTTAATCGCCTGAAATGAATAACAGATATAATCCCCGGCCGTCTCGGCTATTCCGAGTGACTGCGCCGCATCGATAATCACCGGGATATTATTATCCTTGGCTATTTCAAAGATGCGCGGGTCAATCGGCAGACCACCAATGGTTGCTACTACGATGGCCTTGGTCTTCGGTGTAATCTTTTTGGCCAGGTCATCAAAATCAACTGTTAAAAAGAATCGATTAATATCTAAAAACTTTATTTTAGCCTTGCGCCTGAGCAAAGGAATGTTGGTGGCGGTACAAGTAAAGACCGGAGTCAATACTTCATCGCCGATACCTATCCCTGCCAGATGATAAGCTAATTCCAAAGCAGCCGAGCCGCTATTTACTGCCAAACAATAATCGTAATTAAATTTAGCAGCAAATTGTCGCTCAAACTCATCTACCAAGGGCCCCTGCCCTAACCAGCGCCCGTCAAAAACTTTAGCCAATTCTGCTAACCATTCTTCCTTGAAAATATTCGGGTAGAATAAATCTATATGTTCCATTTTGGCTTTATTTCGTTGTTATAATAATCCCCCCAAACTTTTAAGGAATAAGCCCAGCAAGCCTCGTTATTCGATGGATTTTCAGGCGTGCCATTGCTATGCGTGCGCGGGAAACTGCGATGCTTATGCGCGTGCCAGGTGTTCTTGTTGACCATCAACTTTCCCCCCGCCTGCCAGGTCTTAAAGACCATCTCGTGCGAATCCTGATAATGAGGGCCATAACCTTCGTTCTGCAATTCGCCGATTACCTGCTGCCACCAAGCGTGTGGCATAAACCAGCAACTGCCCTGCATCGCCATTGATTCCTCAATCAGCAAATTCGGGTCACCCGGCCATTCCACACCAGTAAACTTGTTGCCGCGAATAACCAATTTTTCTCTATCGACATAAGGCAAGTCCATAACCTCCCACTTGACCGGATCCAGAAAATAACGCCGTGGCGTGACAATCCAATTCGGCTCACAGGTCTCGGTTAAGATACGATCATAACCTTGCCCAAATATCTGATGTTCATCAACTCTCATTAAAAACTCACCCCGGGCAATAGCCACGCCGGCATTGATTGCGCCGCGCATGCCCCGATTTCTGCCTAGATGCACGTACTTGACGCGCGGGTCATCATAAACCTCGTCAACCCAGTAACCATCCAACACGGCGATAATTTCAATCTCGCCTTCGGCATTTTTAACAAGCGAATCAATCGTCTTGAATAATAAGGGATCCTTGTAAGATGGAATAACAATCGACAGCATTATTTTTTCTTAGCCTTTTTTTTAAAGACCTTCTTGGCTCTAATCATTTTATCCTTGAATGCTTTGAATATAGACATATAATTTATAGGGCGGGCGTAGGAAGCCCGCCCTCAAATATACTAAATTGATTTATATCAATGGACTACGGGATGGTTATTAAGCCATAAGCCGCTTCGCCCAAGACTACATTGCCACCTAAACGTATTACTACGCGGATAGCAGTTTCATCTTGCGTAAAGGCTTGGGTAGTATCTTGAGAAATCTTGACGGTCATTTTTTTACGATCGCCTAAGAAGTAGCAAAGTTTCCAGTTGCCAAACTCAATTTCTGATTCCGGCATGTCATAAAACTCGTGCACTGGATAACCATACAGGGTTGCATAGCCTTCCGGAGTGGAAGGATCCATGTAAATGTAACGCCCTGTGGTATCTTTCAGTTTGCGTAATTCTTTGACATTGGTCGGGTGAACCAAAAAGCTCGCGCCTTTGCGGTACTTTGTTTTTAATCCGTAGATTAACTCCAAAATATCGTCAAAGTCTAAATTGCCTGAGCAAGCCACGCTACCAATGGTAGCAGCTGCGCGGGCAACCACGATGCCGGTCGGTTCAGTGGTACCGTTGCCTCTTAATATTACTCTGTCTTCTTCCTGCGTAATTGCTTCAGAAAAGAGGGTAATAATCAAGTTAACGATATCAATCTCGGTTGAGTCTTCAATCAATTCATCCGAGGCGTAAATAATAGCCGCTGCCTTGCGAGCAGTTAAAGTCGCGTGATAAAAATTGGCAGTAGTAGTCGTCTTGGCTGCATTTTCTGCAGTCCAATAAATCTTTGGCCGATTGACCAGGGTAGGAATCTCCATGATGTCACGTCTCATCGTAATGACACGGACAAGTGATCTCATCGTACCCGGTTCGGATAAAGGTCTGACTAACTCTGCTAAAAATTCATCAGGGAACAGATAACCGCCATCGGCCGCTGTGCCTTCTGACAATGCCTTTACAGCTGCTTCATTGCGCGTAACAAGGGCATGAAAGAAACCAACGATTTTCTCTTCCTTGGTTAATTTGTCCTTGTCAGTAACAATGTTCTTGCCGTGCAGCAAAGTCTTCAACTTGGCATTCTCCGGTTGATCCATGTAAGATTTTACACTTTCAACTTGCTTTTTAAGCTCGTCAATGCCCAGCTCTTTGCGTAAAGAGGCGCCGATAATTTTGGCTGCTTTATTCGCTTCCTCATCTAAATTCTCTGGTTCTTCAACGGGTGGTGTCGGTTTATCACCTTCACCGGGTCCGCCTTTAGAATCTGCTTCATCTTCAAGATAATGCTTAACGCCATCAATCATGATGTATTTTTTCATATGATTAATGATAACTTAGTAAGTAATAGGCAGTTACTTACTCTTAAATTTTCTTAGTAAATCGTTTGTTTCACGATTAATGCCTTGCAAAGCGCGTAATACTGCATGCGGAACTTCTTTCTCCGTCTGCACTTTTACAACCTTTGGTTCTCGACCTTGTATCTCAATACTATCCTTCCCGATATTAGAATCTGTTGCAGTGAGCAACTCATCTAATGCGGTAGTAGCTTGTTTTAAAATATCAATGGACTCTCCGATTAACTTCCGGTTCTTGCCAGAGATAATACGCCCTTCCTTCTCTTCAATCTCTTCCGTTTTAATGCCCTCCGAAATCTTGCAAGGTTTCTTGCACATGCTCATGGCTATCGCCACGGCCTGATCCTGATCCATGCTCGGGTCGTCTTTCATAATCTCCGGTATCTTGCGATTTTGGCATTCCTCTTCCGTCTCATCTGCTTGCCGACAAGTCGGACTTTTCTCTTCAATGCCTGCCCACGCGGCTACTTCTTTGATAACCGCCGGCTCTAAACCTTTGACCATGACTGCTTCTAATCTGGCTGCTGAAGGATTAGCCGGGACTGGCACAAAGGAAATCTCAAATAATTCATTGGTCGGCCGGTCGCCGTCTTTGGCGGGGCCATGCGGCATAAAACCAACGCTGACTGTATTTAAAATGCCTTCCTGCACCATCGCTTCCACTTCCCGCGACAACTGGGTGATGCCGTGAAATACCGGCTCGAATAAAAGCGACTTGTCTTCCACGCGCACGTTCTCTGCCTTGCCGACAATGTTCTCCACTTTATAATCATGGTTAACGAGCAAGACCGGATTGCGCCCGTAATTTTTTAAATCCCAAGAATCAATCGGCACTACTTCGCCGCCGCGGTCTAAGGTTTCGTCTGAGGCAACAAAAGTTATTTTATCTTTAGCTTTTTTTAAAACAGCGCTCAAATATTTTTTCATAAAGTTATATTAATTATTTAATTACAGGGATGATGGTACACCGACAATTAGAGTGCAATGGCGGATAGCCGACATCTTCATAGTCAAGACTCATTGATCCGCCCTCAGCGCCATGTAACTCATCACCCTTATCAAAAAAGTTATGGGATAATCCAACTGTTTTGCCATCCAGGGGTGCGCAGTATTCGCATAGACGATCATCATCAGTCACCAACCATTCCTGCGCTTCCACCACGCCTGACTGCCGATACATTTCATTAGCCGAGAAATTAGAACCGCGAATGACTTCGGAACGGGCAATCCGTTCGCTGCGATACTTGCTCATATCATCAAATAAGGTATCTACCCGCTTGCGCAACTCCGGTATGCTCTCACCGGCTGCTACTCCGGCCGCCAATTGCTTGCCGAGCAAGTCATTGGTCGTCTGGGTCATTTCAAAACTGAATTTATAAGTCCTATCTTTTAAGAAAGCGCGCACGCGTGCAGTAGCTAAATCAAAAGCGCCTTCACCTAATCCAATCAGTAAGCCGGCATTATCGCCCTGATCCTTCACTAACTTCTTCATCAACGGCGAATAATACGAACTGACACTGTTGGCCTCTTTATCTTCATCAAATAAATAATCTTTCGGGTCGATCGCCTTCTCTCCCAACTTTGCCAGCACCCGCGCTTTTTGATTGACAAAAATTTGCGTTGTAGTTTTATAAAATTTGCGCTCAAAATTATCTGTCATCTTTAAGAATACCCGAGCGTAATATTCTTTTTTATTATGCAATTCTTGTGAAGCTTTTGCCCGCTTATTTTTAATCATGTGCTTAACGGTATCCATGACAATCTTATCCAATTTTTTCTCAACTTCTTTCATGCCCTCTTCGGCTTTCTTTTCAGCCTGCTTGATATTTTTCTTTTTATCTATCCGGCGCAATGCCTGCGCATAACCGCCGGCCGAACGATTGACAATCTGATATTTATTATCCTTGTCCACGATTATCTTGACTCCTTGCTGCGTAGGCGGCGGTGGCTGTGTCGGCGGTGTGCTGGCCATGCTCAAAGGCGCCATTGAAAAAGGAATGAATAAATTATCGCCATCGGGTCCGACATCTTCCAAATTCTGTTCGCGCCTGACTTCATTAATCGTCATCCAACCCTTGCCCAAAGCGCTATCATATTTGCGGATATCCATATCATAATCCTGCGGCACCGGATCGGCATAAGCCAAAAACATATTTTCAGTGTTGGCAAACATCGGTAAAAAGAACTCATTCAATTGCGAATAGATGCGCTCTAGTTTAGGCAAGATGGTACGTTTTGCAAAAACATATTCTGCCACCTTGGCATTAGCCAAATTAACATCATCCGAGATAGCAACAATCGTCTTCGGCACTCTAAAGATTGATAAAATCTTAGTCATGGTAAACCGCTGCTGCTCTAAGAAGTCCATATCCTTTTGCGAGATGCTCATCGGCTTCCAATCCAAACCTGATTCGAGAATAGCGGTCTTGTGCGCATTCTCTTTGCCTTGATAAAGCCGCTTCACATCCGCCCGAATATTCTCACGCTGGCGCGGTGTCAATTTCTGATCAGTGGTTAAGATAGAATCAGGCCGGGCGCTGTTATAAAAAAAGCGGCGGTTAAACTCTTCCGAGAATGTATCCACATCCACGGTAGTCGCCGCTGCTTGCAATGTTCCCTTGCCCCGAAAAGTATTAATCGGGTCCGGATATTTTAAAAATAAAACTTCGTTAAAATCCAAAGTCACGCGCTGCCCCAAATCGGTACGGTAAATATAACCGCCAATCGGGTCATCCGTCTGAGCGGCATCTTTATTGCGCATGATATCCAAGCGATCAGGTCGCAGTAATAATAAAGCCTCCGGCTCGCCAGTGCCGTTATTGCCTCGCGCTAAAAACCAAGGCGCTTCCCCGGTCAATTCCAAATATTGCTGAGTCAGCCAGAAATGGTCATAACGGGAAGTGAATAAGTTAATCGAGGATAAGACATCCAAGATTTTATGATTGTCAATTTTCTCTAAGTCGCCATTGTTATCAATCTTATAAAGTTCGGGTTGCACTGAAGCGAATGAATCGCAAATCGCGCTGACACAAGCATAAACCCAGCCCACGGCCGAATTAAGATAATCACTGGCGCGCAATTTAGGCGGAATATCGCCATAGACGAAACCCTCACTGCGAAATCCCTTCGGCTCATCCATTTCTAAATTGGCCTGCCGCTCAATGCGATTAGCCAACTCCCGCTCCATTTGTTTGACAATAACCTTTTGATTATTTGAAATGTCAGAATGAATGCTCATATAAGAAAAAAGTCGCTTGCAGCGACTCTCTTAGTTCGCCTATATTACAGAGCTAGTTGCTCTGCCAATAGGTTTTTTAAATTATAATAGCCAGACTTTCGTGTACTTATATTATATCACATTAAAATTGAATTAGTCAAGAGTTATAAAGTTAAATTAACAATGCCATCATCTTCCTCGTCAAACTCCTCTTTGATTTTCTCTATCTTTAGCATAATCTTTTGATTTTCAGAACTGATGGAAACAGTCGCGCCGCAGTGATAACAACGAGTAGTAAAGAATGTCCCCGGCCGCAAATAAGCATTCTTAAGCAACATCTTGTGACACTGCCTGCTGGGACAATTTATAAATAGACCTTTCATAACTCGTCATTGTCAATGCTGATAATGCTGATGCCAGGCAAATTTTTAGTTCGCCCGGCATTATAAGCAATAACCAAAGCATCGGCTTTGTCTGGTGATTTAAGTCCGCGCTTTTTCATATCATCCTTGCTCTCAATCTTGATCAGACCTTTGCGAGTATAAGAAAACTTTAAACTGCATAATTCATTAATCAATTCTTTATCATCCGGCAAACTCAATTCTCTCTTTTTTATTGCTTCTCTAAGATTCCAATAAAACTCGGCTTTTAGATTTTCAAATTTATCCTTCTCTATGGCTGACGAGCCGAAATTGCAAGCCGAGATACTAAGTCCCTCATTCTCCAAACCATCAGTCACGCCCCCGCCTACGCCAGTATCATCGATGCCGATATAGTCATATTCCAAATCATTATTTTTATTAATCACCCGGCCGATTGTCCAGTTAGTATCTTTTTTATTAACTGACTCAATCGGTTGCACTACCTGCCCCAAAATCTCAACAATCGCTGTTTTATCATCGCCATAACGCGCCACATCCACTCCCAATCTTTTATCCCCCTCTGTGGATAAGTTAAGATTAACACACGCCTCTGCCCACATTAAGGGGATAAGTGTATCCGTGCCTTCAATCGGAAATTCGCCCAAAACTTTGGCTGTCCATAAAGGCGAGTCCTCGCCCCAATCAATCCGCCGCTCTTCAATCCATTCCTTTGTCACTGCGCCCGGCACGATTATCTTATTCTCTTTAACATTCGGATGGTCAAAAGACGAAACATTTATCTTAGTCCACAAAGGACTCTTGCAAGCATCATAGAAATCACCGGTCGGCGATGTCGGATTGCCCACGGCAATCACCTTGTTATTCGGACTGACAATAATGCCTTCAATCGATGTCCAGATTTCATGCTCTACACCTGGCGCTTCATCTAAAATAACGAGTAAATTCTCAGAGTGATATCCCTGAAACTTAGGCGCGCCATACTCACGCTCTGATGCTTTGCCTCTGGTCGAAAAGCCGGTCGCAAACCATTCCTCGTCAATTTTTAAATCAGTCTGCAATAATCTGCCGCCTAAAAAAAACCGCGAAGTATTATAAGCCCTCGTGATTTCTGACCATAAAAGTTTTTCTACTTGCGGCCAAGTCGGCGCAGTGGTGACTACCTTCGCCGGGTAAAAAGAGAATAAAAACCATAAGGCCAAACGCGCGGCACTAAA